CGTAATTTATATGATACAAAAGTCTAAGGATTTGATAGATACAGAATTTGACTTTCGTAACAACATAAAGAAGTGCGAAGAGATAATAAGCCATAACCTTGTAGCGGAAACAAAATATTGTAAATGTTGCAAACAAGTGATATATGATATTACTGCGTAACAAGATTACAGGACATATCTATTCCTACCATTCTGAGGATAATGGTATGCACAAATTAACCAACCTTACTACGGGAGTAAGTGGTGAGATAAGCACCGCTCAACTGCAAGATATAATGGGAGTAAACTTACCCTTGAATTGGATGGAGGAGAAAAACGGACTTTTGAGTAAACTAATTAGTAAACTAAATTTAGCAATAGAAGAATGACCCTAAAAGAATTTGAAATCCTGTACAACCTCCGAAGAAAAGAACAGATGCCAGTAGGCTACTTTCCCAAGAAGTTTAAATTGGAAAAATCCAAGATAACCAAACGAGGTGTAACCGTCTATCAAGCCGATGAACGAGGCATCCCTTACATCGTTAGCAAGACACCATCGGTAAGCAAGAAAGTGTTTGATATGAATGCCTTTAACAAGCTATGCCAAGAGGTTTGGAAGTATTACTTAGGCACAGATTTAAAGCGTATATCATCCGAAGGCAAGTGGAGACCTAACGGCAAAGGCGGTGGATTCTTTATTAAAAGCGAAAATAAGGGCTTTGCTGACCTGCACGGCAACTGCAATGGTAAAGCTATCTACATTGAAACCAAGCAGAAATATGAGAAGCATTTGCCCTCACAAATTGAATTTGCCAAATGGGTGCGTGATGGCGGGGGGATTTATATGACGGTTAAATCATTTGATGACATTTACGATGTGGTGCAATGCTTGGTGGCATTAGATTATGAAGGGCTTAAAAAATACTTTTAAAATCCAATAAGATATATATATTTGTTGACCTAAACACAATAAACAATATGACACACGAACAAGCACAAGCAATACCATCAGGGACAGGGTTATATACCAATGGTGGCAAATTTATCGTACTTTACTATGATATTGTTTCCCGTAATTTCAAAGGCACAGATGGGAAGTTTTACAAAGCAGAGAATGTAACTATTGCCCAACCATCATCAAGCCATTACGATAAGGACATCTACGAACCATTGAAAATCATTGACCATTACGGGCTTGATTTCTACGAGGGCAATGTACTCAAGTATTTATTACGATGGCGCAAGAAGGATGGGGTAAAAGACCTTGAAAAGGCGCAAGATTATTTAAACAGATTAATTAACAATCAAAATAAAAAACAATGGTAATCCAACTAAACATCGACTTGGCAAAAATTGACAAGTCAAAAATCAAAGAATTCACCCGTAAAGATGGTTCAATCGGTAAGGGGTTAAATCTTGTGGTATTTCTCAAAGATGAGGCAGATTCTTACGGCAATCACGGATTTGTATCGGAATCAGTACCTAAGGACTCAGCAGAAAAAGGTACAATATTGGGAAATGCTAAGATAGCAGGGCAGAAGGTAACACCGCAATATGCTCCGCAACCTGCTCCGCAAGTGGTACAAGCGACAACAGTACCAAACGATTTGCCCTTTTAGGGCTTCCGCAGTTCATTTAGTGGCAAGACCCTGCATTGCAGGTAACAGATGTTCGATTCATCTACTGTGGGCCAAGTGTAAGGGCAATCCTTACAATTCAAATATGAAACATAAAAACACATAATATGACACAAAAAAAAGATTACTTAGAATTCTTAGAAAAAAAACAAAAAAAACATATTCTTTCAGGATTTGATGTTGATGAAAAAAAGTTAAACAATAAGATGTTTGACTTTCAAAAGTTCATTGTAAAACGAGCTTTAAAAGCTGGTAAGTATGCAATTTTTGCCGATTGTGGATTGGGTAAAACTTTGATGCAATTAGAATGGGCTAATCAAGTATGTAAAGAAACTAAAAGTAAAGTTTTAATACTTGCACCATTGGCAGTTGTTGGGCAAACAATACAGGAAGGGTTAAAGTTTGGAATTGATATGGCAAGTATTGATGTTCAAAATTATGAGCAACTTGATAATATTGATTGTTCAATTTATAGCGGTATTGCGCTTGATGAAAGCAGTATTTTAAAAAACTTTGAAGGTGCTACAAAAAAACAAATAATTGATAGTTTTATTAGCACTCCTTACAAGTTAGCTTGTACTGCAACACCATCACCAAACGACCCTATGGAATTGGGTAATCATAGCGAATTTTTAGACGTAATGAGCCGAAACGAAATGTTAGCAATGTACTTTGTTCACGATGGTGGCGAAACGGCTAAATGGAGGTTAAAAGGACACGCTGTAAAGATGTTTTATCAGTTTGTAGGTAGTTGGGCTATAATGTTAAATAAACCTATGGATATTGGTTTTGAAATGATAGGTTATGATTTGCCTAAATTGAACTTATTAGAAAATCAAATTAAAACTACCAAACGAGATAATGGAAGTTTATTCAATGATGCAATTATTTCAGCTACAAACTTCAATGCAGAATTAAGACTAACTAAAATCGAAAGACTTGATGAAGTAGTTAAATTAGTAAATGACAAACCCGATGAAAACTTTATTATTTGGATTAAGCAAAACGAAGAAGGCGAAATGCTTAAAAAATTACTTCCAGATGCAGTTGAGGTAAAAGGTAGCGATAGCAACGAATGGAAAAAAGATAAGCTATTGGGATTTGCAAATAATGAATTTAGAATATTGATAACCAAAACGAAAATAGCAAGTTTTGGAATGAACTATCAAAATTGTAGAAATCAAATTTTTGCCAGTTTAGATTTTTCTTTTGAGGGACTATATCAAGCTATCCGCAGGAGTTACAGATTTGGGCAAAAAAACGAAGTAAACATTTATTTAATAACCACCGATACAATGGCTAATGTAAAACAAGCTATTGATACAAAACAAAAACAATTTGAAATTATGCAAGATGAAATGGCAAAAGCAGTTAATCTAAATTTAGCTGGACAAATTATGCAAGTATGCGAATTTGACACCACCGAAGAAAATAATGAATGGTACTCTATCCAAAGAGGGGATTGTGTACAGTTAATTCAAAATGTAAAAGATGAAACTATTGGATTAAGTGTATTTAGCCCGCCATTTGCAGAACTATATACATATTCAAACCACTTGGAGGATATGGGTAATTCAAAAGATTACAATGAGTTTTTACACCAATTTAGTTTTTTGATTAAAGAACTTTATAGGGTAATGATGTCAGGTAGAAATGTGGCAGTTCATTGTATGGATTTGCCTGTTCAAAAAGGCAAACACGGCTATATTGGATTGAGGGATTTTAGCGGGATGATTTTAAAGGCTTTTGAAGATGCTGGATTTGTTTATGCGAGTAGGGTTACAATTTGGAAAGACCCTGTAATTGAAATGCAAAGAACAAAGGCACTTGGATTATTACATAAGCAAGTGAAAAAAGATAGCACTATGAGCCGTGTTGGTATTCCTGATTATGTAATGATTTTTAGAAAAGATGGCGAAAGAAATAACCCTGTAACCAATACCGATTTAAGTGTTGATTTGTGGCAAAAATATGCTTCTCCAGTATGGATGGATATTAACTATTCAAACACATTACAAGGGTTTAGAAATGGCAGAGAAGAAAATGATGAAAAGCATATTTGCCCTTTACAACTTGATACCATTGAAAGATTGATACACTTATACTCAAACAAAGGCGATACTGTTTTAACTCCATTTATGGGTATTGGTAGCGAAGTTTATCAAGCAGTTAAAATGGAACGTAAGGGAGTAGGTTTTGAATTGAAAGAGAGTTATTTTGATTTAGCTAAGGCAAATTTAAAAGCAATTATTTCACAAAAAACTCAAACAAATCTATTTAATTATTAATGCAAATATTTTATTGCCGTGCCACATTGGGAATTCCCCTATTCTCTCTTTATAATAATAAGAGTTGAAAATGAAAAGTTTTTTTTTGAAATTCCCAAAAAACATCCCAATGTGGCACGGATTCGCCTCAAAGCCAATATGGGAACGAGTTACAGAGAAATACCAATGTGGCACGGATGTGGCACGGATGTGCAACAACTAACACTCTATACACATTACTACCCAATTATTCTCTTATTATCTAACTTGCACTCAGTTTAGGCAGTACCATTGCCAATAATAACTACTTTATTGCCCTTTATCGAAAGTCTGAATGGTACTCAGATAAGTAGGTAAAGGGCTTTTTTATCAAACAATGAACATAACCATATTTAGGAACTTTAACGAAGTATCCGCAGCATATCATCGGGATGTATTTGACATCCTAAATCGTATCAAGGAGGGCAAATCACGGGCTATCATTGATGAGATAGAACGCAGCACCGACAAGGATAGGCAGAAGCAACTTAAGAACACCTTACCTGCTATCTTGTTTAGCGGTACATTCACCCAACGCAATGCCGTAAGCATAATAGAGCATTCGGGGCTTATATGCCTTGACTTTGACAATTTTGATACACCTGAGCAGATGAACCAGTACAGGGAGTCGTTTATAGCTGACCCTTATACTTTTGCTTGTTTCCTATCCCCAAGAAGAAATGGATTGAAGGTATTGGTTAAGATACCAAAGGATATACCTAACCATAAAAGATACTTTGATTCCTTGAAGGATAAGTATAATTCACCATATTTTGACATCCATTGTAGCGACATCTGTCGGATATGCTTTGAGTCTTATGACCCTAATATTTTTATCAATCAAGATAGTTTAGAATGGAATGAATTAAAAGAAGTTGATATCTACGAGGTTACTGAGGAAATAAGAATACCCATTAAATCAGATAATGAGATAATCAGTAGATTACTGAAATGGTTTAATAAGTTCTCAATGTCATCGGGGGAGAGGAATGCTAACCTATTCAAATTAGCATCAGCCTTAAATGATTATGGCATCAGCCGTAACGAAGCTCTAAGAGTGTGCCTACAATTTCAGCAAAAGGACTTTACCGAAAGGGAGATTGATACAACGGTCAAAAGTGCCTACAAGAAGACTTCACAGCATCACACTAAGTTCTTTGAGGACATACACACCAAGAAACGAGTGGAGGAGTTGATAAGGTCGGGTAAAGACATTAAGATAGTTCGTAAGTCATTCCCTGAACTAAACGATGAGGAGTTCGATATAGCGGTAGAATCAGTAAAGGATAATATCAGCGTTACTGACTTTTGGGAGTACACCGCTAAGGGGAATGTGATAGTTCAGCACCATAAGTTTAAGTCCTTCTTACAAGAACATAACTTTTACAAGTATTACCCTTCCAATGCTGGGTTTATCTTTATCAATATCTTCGAGAATCTTATAGAAGAAACCAATAAGGACAAGATAAAGGACTTTGTTCTGCACTATCTTGAGAATACCGATAACATTGGTATGAAGCCCTTTGATTTTATGGCAGGGAATACTAAATTCTTTACCTACGATTACCTATCGTTCTTGAATACTAAGGATGTTACACTATTGGAGGACACCCAAGATGAGGCATACTTGTACTATCTCAACAAAGTGGTTAAGGTATCAAAGAATAAGGTTGAAGAGATAGACTATATTGATTCGGGAGGTTATGTATGGAAGAATCAAATTATCCAAAGGGAATACAAGAAAGCCGATAGTAGGGGATGTGTTTATGAGAGATTCATTCAATATGTCGCAGGAAGCGATACGGAACGATTTAAGAGCATTAAGTCGGTTATAGGGTACTTACTTCATTCTTTTAAAACAAGCGCAAATAACAAGGCTATAATCCTCAATGATGAGACTATCAGCGATACACCTAATGGAGGTAGTGGTAAGGGGTTATTCAGTAATGCCATTAGCAAGATGAAGAAGTTAAATAGCCTTGATGGTAAGATATTTAGCTTTAACGACCAATTCAAGTACCAAACTATTTCAACAGATACTCAAGTACTGGTGTTTGATGATGTTAAGAAGCACTTTGACTTTGAGAGCCTGTTTAGCCTTATCACTGAGGGGATAACGATAGAACGCAAAGGACAGTTAGCTATTAAGCTACCTGTAAACAAGTCTCCTAAAATTCTTATCAACACGAACTATACTATCGGTGGTGCTGGGGGTTCGTTTGATAGAAGGAAATTTGAGGTGGAATTCAGTAGCTATTTCAATGCTAACCACACCCCATTGCAGGAGTTCAACCACTTGTTATTCGATGAGTGGTCACAGGATGAGTGGTCAAAGTTTGACAATTTTATGATAGAGTGCGTTCAGTTTTACTTTGAACATGGGTTGATAGCATCGGAGTTTAAGAATTTAGAGGTGCGTAAATTCATTAGCAAGACATCAAACGAGTTCTATGAATACACTTTGGATGCTGAAAATATGCCATCAAACACAAGGATATATTCTAAAAAGTTCTTTGATGATATTATTGATGAGTACCCCGACCTAAAGAAGTGGTTAACTCAGAAACGCTTGAAGATGTGGATTGATAATTATGGGTTATTCTACGGAAAGAGAATAATCTACGAAAAAGACCATGTCGGTAGATACTTTGAGGTAATAACCAATGAACCGCCAAAACATAAAGATTTGGATGAATTTCCTTTTTGATAAAATAATTATTTGGTGAATTGAAAAGTAATACTATCTTTGCCTTCTAAACTTTACAAAATGAAACACTCAAAACCTACACTACTGACCAACATTCTTATTCTTTTATGGGGCGCATCAATAGCTGCCGCAATGATTGGGATAAGCTATGTATTTATCACCATCGCTAATATCTTTCAATAATGACAACCACCAAACCTACAAGAGGTAGACCTAAAAAATACAAACAAGGTACTAAGTTGATGACTATTACAAGGTCAGTACCTGCGGAATTGATACCTTTTATTGATATCGCAATCAGCGAACTAAAAGAAAAATTGCTGAAATCGGGTAAAACTTAGTAACTTTGCGTATATGGCAGCACCTAAAGGCAATCAATATGCACTTGGAGTAAGTGGCAAACCTAAAAGATTTAAGACTCCTGATGAGTTATTAGATGCTTTTACAGCATATAAGGCGGAAGTAAATAATAATCCGTGGCTTAAACACGAAGCCATAAAATCAGGTGAATTCTCAGGGCAATTAATATCTATACCACTCCAAAGACCATACACATTAAAAGGCTTTTCAGTATTTTGTGGGCTAAGTTTTCAAGGTCTTTTAAACTATGGGAATAGTGAAGGTTATGAAGATTTTTTTGACATCTATAAAAAAATAGAGATTGAATGTGAAGTGCAAAAGTTTGAAGGGGCTACTGTTGGGGCATTTAATGCCAGTATAATCGCTCGTGATTTGGGGTTAACTGATAAACAAGATATCACTACTCAAGGTGAGAAAATAACTCCTAAAATAGATTTAACCAAATTCACAGATGATGAACTTAGACTTATTGCTGAATTACAACGCAAGAGCGGAGTTAGCTAAGAGAAACTATATTGACTTTGTAAAGTATGTAAAACCCGACTATGAGGCTAATTGGCATCATAACTTACTCTGTGAATACCTTGATAGATTTATTAAAGGAGAGATAAAGCGGTTAATGGTATTTATGCCTCCGCAACATGGTAAAAGTGAATTAGTTAGTCGTAATTTACCTGCTTATATTTTGGGTAAAAATCCTAAATCTAAGATAGTATTAGCTTCGTATAGTTCCGACCTATCTTGCACATTTAACCGTGATTGCCAAAGAATTATTGATAGTGAATTATACAAGGATGTATTCCCTGAGACCTTTCTAAATAGCACCAATATTGTGACTGCATCTAAATCGTGGTTGAGGAATAGTGAAAAATTTGAGACAGTAGGGTATGGAGGATTTTTGAAAACAGTAGGGGTAGGTGGTTCGCTTACAGGTACACCTGCCGATTATGCCATTATTGATGACCCTGTTAAGGATAGTATAGAGGCTATGTCGGGTACTTATCAATTTAGGAATTGGAATTGGTATAACGATGTATTGTACACCCGTATACACAATGACACAAGGATATTGATAACTCAAACGAGGTGGGATGTCAATGATTTAAGTGGGATGCTTTTAAAAAAGATGGAGGATGGTTCGGGGGAGCAATGGACAATATTAGTGCTACCTGCAATTAAAATAAACAACGATAATCCTGAAGACCCAAGAGCAATAGGCGAACCATTATGGGGTAGTAAACATGACCTAAAGAAGTTAAATATGGTTAGGTCGCAATCAATAAGGACATTCCAAAGCCTATACCAACAAGACCCTAAACCAACTCAAGCAGGGGGTGAATTTTATAAAGAATTTACAATAATTAGAAATGTCAAGGAGTTGACTTATAACCCCGATTTGCCTATCCATTTGACATTTGATTTTAATGTTAACCCTTATATGACTTGTTGTGTATGGCAAATAGTTAACAAAAAGTGTTATCAAATTGCCGAGATATGCACTAAGTCACCCAATAACACAACTAAAGGTGTATGTAATGAAATTAAAAGGAAATATCAAGGACATATGTCGGGGTGCTTTGTTTATGGAGACCCAGCAGGTAAACATGAAGACACCCGAACAGAAAGAGGTTCTAACGATTATACTATTATCCGCAATGAATTGGAAGTATTTAAGCCTCAATTGAGGATAGATACCAAATCGCCATCGGTAGTGATGAGGGCTAACTTTATCAATACGATATTTGCGAATGGCTTTGATGGCATAGAGTTATATATTGACAATAAGTGCGAAAATACCCTTAACGATTATTTATATTTGAAAGAGGACTCTGACGGCAAAAAGAAAAAAGAGAAGGCAAAAGACCCTTCCACAGGTATATCGTTTGAGAAGTTTGGTCACACATCGGATGCCAATGATTACTTCATATGTACGGCTTTTGCTAACGAATATTCCAAGTACCAACGAGGGGGTGCAAACATCCGCCCCCATGTCGGAAAAAATTATTCTAAGAATTTGTATTAATTATATAACTTTGCACTATGGCTTATCTTATTTTGTCCGATTATTGGAGGGGTATTCAAAAAGACCTACTAACTCAAATCATATCAGGTGAATATTCTTACTTATCCCAAGATGAGGCAGCATCGGTGGCAGAGGCTAAGTCGTACTTAGTTCAAAAGTATGATACATCGGTAGAGTTTCAAACTACTCAATTATACAATTACAATACTGCTTACAAGGGTAGAGAAAGAATCTACCTTGATGCAACAACATATAGCGCAACTGCTACATACACCTTCCATTCATTGGTATTGTATAACGGTTATGTGTATATCAATACTACCGCTATTACTACTCCTGAGGCTTGGAATGCTGCCAAATGGCAACAATTAGGTAAGCAATATGCTATATACTACATTGATACTATAAACCCTATATTTGACTTTTATACTTCATATAATGTTGGTGATATAGTTTGGTTTAAAGATAAAACTTATACTTGTATTGTTGACAATACTGGATACTTTCCTGATGCCAATCCCTACTATTGGGGTACAGGCACATCATATAGCGTACCGGGTAGTGGATTGCCAAGTGGTAATGCTGCATTTGTTTACGGAGATAACCGCAGCCCTCAGTTAGTTCTATATATTAGCGACATATTACTCTATCACATTGAGCGGAGAATTGCCCCTCAAAACATCCCCGACTTAAGGGTTAAGCGTTACGATGATGCTATTACTTGGTTGAAGAATGCTGCCAAAGGTGATACGATTACGGCAGATATACCATTAAGCCAACCGAATCAAGGGCGCAGGATAAGATATGGCAGCCGATTACCTAAGCAAAATAATAACTTCTAATGAGCCTACTGACCAATATATTCAATCGTTCAACCCCTGCACCTGTAATCAAGGAGGGAAGCAAAGCCCCTATCATTCCGTTGCAGATGCTTCGGATTCGTCAAGATGTAACCACTCGCAAGGCAGCCATAGATGAAGCAGAGAGGGCTTACTTTCCTTATCGGGTTAAGTTGCAACAGATGTATGTTAACACAAGAGAGAACGCCTTTATTCGGGCTTGTATTGACCGTAGAAAGGATTTGACATTATTAAGAAAGTGGGAATTTAAGAATGCAAATAATGAAATAGATGAGAATCTAACTGCATTGTTTTGTGAAACAATAGGAGGTAAGACG